AGGCATAGGTTCTCTATCATACCTTCTTGGGGGCATTTTATTGTGTGATACCACACCATCAACCATGTAAGTATGAGTATTAGAAGTGGTGAAGTTATAAACTTTTATAAAATCTTTTTCACTTTCAAGTTTTGTAACTTCTTCTATACCATCTTTTGTTATTAATTTATCGCCTAACTGTAATTCTTTAACTTCTATACCATAATCGTTATAAACTGTATTAGATAGTTTAGAGTTATTAGATTTCCACCCATCGTTAGTTAAGAAAGCATGAGCATCTGTAGCAGTTATTCTATCGTTTATAGTCCATAAATTTCTGTCAGCTTTCGGAATATCGTGCACATAAGAAACGACATCTGTTTCACCATTTAAAGCTAATACTTCGTCTCCCATTGCAATATTTTCAATAACTTTTTTAGTTCCATCAGCCATATCAATTTTAGTTCCTGCCACAAAACACATAGGAGGTTCATATGGAGGAATGTCTGGAGGTGGCAATCTTGGTAATTGATTTCTTGGTGGCTTTGGTTGAGCTCTAAACATATCACCAATGGGATCGCCCATAGTATCTGTAGGCATGAAAGCTTGTTGTGGCTGTAGAGGTGCTTGATAACCTTCGGGAGTAAAGTAAGCAGGGCCGCCTTGAATTAAGGTAGGTCTAGGAGCTGGTCTAGCCATAGCAGCACCTGCATCTCTGCCAGGTATTCCTTTTCTTTCTGCTACGCCTTTTCTTATTGCGTCTAATATTCCCATCAGCAAATTCCTTTAAACTTCTTACCTCTAAGAGCAGCACCGCCGCCTCTTGATTCACCGCCACCGTAACCCTTAGGTTGAGGAGCAGATCCGTTAGGAATCTTTTTAAGATCAGAGTAATTAACAGTACCTTGATCTTTAATAGTTACGCTTGCTTTTACATTTTTCATATTAATTTACCTTTTTTTAGATGCTCTATATGCCTTTGCCTTATCTAAAGCAATGGCAATAGCAGTCTTCTTTTTTCTGCCACTGTTAACCAATTCTCCTATATTAGCAGATATAGTCTTTCTACTGCTACCTTTTTTTAACGGCATACTATTTCTTTTTCTTTACCGCTACTGGTTTAACTTTTTTGTTAGCTACAGGCTTGGCCTTAGCCTTAGGCTCAGACTTAACTTTAACTTTTGGTTCTTCTTTTTTAGCCTTGACTTCGACTGCTGTTTTTTTGAGGAGTTTGTCGGCATCTTTATCTGCCTGCTTGGCGATAGCTTCGATGTCGATTTTTCTATCTGCATACTCATTGATGATCGTCCCATTGCCATTGTTTATTTCCTCTTCTTTTTTAAGCTCTTCTTTGTGAATAGCTTTCATTTTATTTCTAACTGAACTCATAATTAACCTCTCATTATATCCATTGCTTTAAATTGTGCTGATTGATCCATTCGATCTCTAGCTATGTTGTCTTTCATTGTAGCTATTTCTTTTTGAATTTCCAAACGCTGTTCTGCTAGCCTTGTATTATCCATAGACTTCATAGCATCAAACTCTTGTCTTTGTGAAAACTCTTCACGCTTACGTTGTACATCATCAGCTTTAATATCTAACTCTTTACCTCTTAGTTCTACTAAAGGATCAGGTTGCGGTTGAGGTGGCATAAACATAGCGTTTATCTGTTCAGTCAACTGAGCAATAACAGCTGCTATATCTTTAGCAACTTTGTCTTGTATCTCTTGCATGTATTGACCAGATACTTCTGGAGGTAGCTGTTGTATTTGTTGCATCATTTGTTGGAACTGTTGATCTTGTGCATTCTGTTCGTCCACTATCTCAGCTGCTCTAAAAGATACATGCTGATAAATATGTGATTGAATTAAAGATAACACCATAGGATTAGCTTGAGCAGTCATAGTTCCGTATAGGGACATGTGAGAGTTAATGTGCGAATCGTGATCTTGCCCAGCAAATGCTTGAGCTGGCATACCTGATATCAAAGATGCGTTCTCATTAGCGGGATCCATAGGCATAGGCTGTGGCGTAGGCGGTAGAAGTTTCTCAACATCTTGAACACCCATTGCACCGTACATTCTTCTGTATGCTTCATGCAGTCCAGCGGGGCCATGTATTTCAGGATTACTTTGTACAGTTCTTAATATCTCTTGAGCCAACATAACTCTCTGACTCATAGAGAAAGTATTAGGATCTGATACAGGTAATACGTCTACTCTTTCATCAAAGTCTTGAGCCTTGATAGTTTGGTTTCCGTTAGCTGTGAAGTAAGGATAGTCTGGTGGTAAGTATTCACTAAATACTTTTGCTAGTATCTCAAATTCTATTCTTTGACTTGAGTGAAGTCTTTTATGAATAGCACTCATAACACGAGTACCACGTTCTAGTAGTGCAATCGTTGTTCCTACAGGAGCATTCTGATTTCCTTCACCAACTTGCGTATCAGCTATCGAAGCGAAACGCCTTCCACTGTCAACCAAGATACCCAGGAGAGAGAGTAGGGTTTGGCTTGGCTCCTTAAAAGGTAACGGTACAAAGGCATCTCGCAAACTTCCGCCAGGGGCATCCATGTCTCTGAACTCACCAGGTTGTAGTGGTTGATCATCATTACGAATACGAATACCACGGGCTTTAAATCCAGCAGGTAGATTAGATAAAGTACCTGCGTCAATTAACTGTCTTAAGATAGATGTTGATGCTTTAGATAGGCCGCCTATCATGTGAGTTAAACCAAAGCCATAGAATCCTAAGCCTGGTAAGAACTTATAGTGAACAAAGTAGTTAATACGTTGCTTTAATTGATCTGTTTCTTTGTAGTTTCTACGTATAGATAGGACTTTATCATTAGCTATAGTAATGATATAAGGTAGTTTTATACCTGTTTCTTCGCCTTCTGAGTCTAAATCTTCATAACCTGCGACATCTAACTCAGTATGAACCTCATATACTTTACAAGTATCATCATCGTCATAACTAGGGCTAACGCCTTGTATTTCATCTATTTCTTCCTGTACTTCATCAATATCATCTAGCATGTTGCCAGAGGATACATCTACGTCACGATAGAAGCCTATTTGCTGTAGCTTCTTAACGTCATTCATTGACATATCAATGACATGAGTAATTCTTGTAGCACTGTGTAAGTCAGTAGCAGAGTAAGGAACGATTAAATCTTCACTAGGTATGAACTTTGATACAGCTCTTCCTAGATTCTGATCGTAGTAAACTTTTCTAAAAGCAGAACCCGATAGCGGTAGATAGAATAACATCTGATCTGTCTCAGAATCGTACTCTTTCATAACCTGCATAAGCTGGTAGTTCATGAACTCTTGTACACGTGCTGCCTGTTGTTCTGTTTCGGCATTAGACATACCTATTACTTGGGTCTTAACAGGCCCTTGTGATGGTAGTATTTCGTTGTAAGCTTGGGCTTGGAACTGAGTAACGGATTCGGCTAAAAGCGGGTGCATAACTCCAGAGGCACCTTCAAACGGCTGGGATCTTTCCTCGTACTTCATACCTAGGTATTGAAGACCCTCTTTGTATGTCTTCTCCCAGTCAGATCTTGATTCTTTATCCGAATCAATACTGCCCATAAGATCATCCATAAGGCTGTTTAGTTCAGAAGACTCTACTTCCTCAGCTAAGTTAGCATAGAAGTCTGTATCTTCCATCGGCGGAGTTGCCTCACCGAACATGATGTTTCCATCTTCCATTTCCTCGAAGCCTTCGAAGTCAGGATTATCTTCTTGAATATCTACTTCTACTTCTACTTCCATTTCCTTTGAACGATCACGAACTCCTAGCTCAAGTTGATCTTCAAACGTAATAGCTTTATCTATGTCTGCCATGTTAATCCTGTATTAGTTTTCCTAGCTCTCTCTTCATCTCTTCAATTTCTTTAGAATCTTTGTTATAAGCTTTGTTGCTTATGCTTGAAGAATCTTGTTGAAGTCTTCTTTCTTGATTTTGTATTTTGGTCTTTAGTTTATCAATCTTAGGGGCTTTAGCTTTTTTTACAACTTTTTTTATAAACTTGCTAATGTGTGTAACCCCTTTTTTTTTGCTCATTAGTTTTGCCCTTGTCTCATTCTTCTCATACGTGCACCGCCACCTTCGTATGCTGTGGCTGCTGCCGCACCTGCCGCTGCAATACCTGCACCTTTAGCTACGTTCTTAGCTGCCTTTATTTTAGGTGGTAGTTTTGATTTAGATGCTGGAGATCTTGTACCTGGTGCTAGCTTTCCTTTGACGAATGGCTTTACCTTTGCCTTATCACCTATTCTTTTTACTGATGATCCTTTTTCTTTTGCTTTTTTAAGAACTTCCTTTATTGTTTTTAACTTACCCATTATCTTAAAGCTTTTCCAAAACCTCTTACAGCCGCACCAGTTCCTTTTTTTGAAGATCTCTTAGGGCTAACTGATCCGCCGTCTTTGTACATCATGCCGCCGTCAGCTTTTTTCAATGGTTTTTTTCGCAGCGGCAGCCCAGCTCTTTTAGCAGTTTTGGTTTTATTGCCGCTATTGATAGCAGAGGCAATACCTGCTCCGACTGCTACAGGAATACCAGCTGTTGTTAGCATTGTTTTTTCTTGAGAAGTTAGTGGCAATCCATTTTTTAATTTTTGTTTTATTTTCTGTAATTTAACTTTTTTTATAACTGGTGTTAATTTTTTCGCCATACCGCCAGCTGCTAATTTCTTAGGCTTGATATCTTTTAAACCTTTATCAATCTTTTTTAACATTTTTGCCTCGAACTTCTTGTATTCTGCACTATTAAAATAGTCATCTTTCTTATTAGGTTTGATTGGTGTCTTATTTCTTGCTTGTGTTTTTGGACTTAAAATTGTTTTTTTAGCTTGAGAAGCAGCCATATTTTTTTCTTTTACTGAGTCAATTCTTTTTTGCTTGCTCATGTCTTTCTTAATCTTTGCATTAAACTGCTTGTCTGTTAATCCTTTTGGTTGTCCGCTCTTAATAAAATCTTTAGACATTTCTTTTCTTTGTGCAGCTGTCATTCTTTTTTTGACAAGCTTGTTGCCTATTTTTTTCATTCCCTCTGCTACTACTTTTGCTTTACCCATGTTATTACTCCTAATAATAAATTCTTTGTCTAGGTATGGGCTCTTCATCTTCTTCATCCGAGTCCAATCTTATAAAGTTACCTTGACGAAATCTTAGTATAGCCTGTGTTGTTGAATCTACAAAATCGTCATGCTCCCCAAATGGGAAGGCCGCACATTCCTCTATCACTTCTTCTGCGAAGATTGTATCTGGAGCCCAAACCATGCCCGCCTCAAATACTGGTGAAGCCGAATGTACACGAGTAACTTTGTCCTTCCCTCTTGTGGGTCGGTAGTTCACTACAGGTATACCCATCATCCTTAACTCATGCGTCAAAGGTGTACCACTTGCTTGGGATTCTACCAACACAATGTCAGGTTGCCAAGACATATATTCATCATAGGCTGTACTCTTCAATTCTGGGAAGTCCCAACGCCCCTTCTTAGCATCGAGAAGAATGATCGACTCAGGAGATCCATCGCTAGGACGGAACACCCCCCATGTGGTTATGGCGGAGTAGTCAGCTGTCTGTTTAGAACTAAAGGCTGTATCGTATGACTGCAATATATAGGTGGTGTTAGGCGGCTCATCGTGTTCCCACTTCTGCCACCAGTCTCTCTTGAGTAAAGCACCCTCTTCTGAGGTAGGGTTCTGCATATACTGAGCATTCCACTTCGATATAGGGATAGATGCCTTAACAGACTCAAGCTCTTCTATCTTCCAGAACTCGGGCCATAAAGGGGTGTTATCGTCTAATATCGCAGGTAATTCTAGTATATCCCACTGATCTGCGTGCTCTTCGCCCATTCTCTTAAGAAGCTTCTCAGTTAGATCTAGCGTACTCCAACGCGTCATAACGATTACTATGATTCCGCCAGGCTGTAGACGCTGTCGCGGCCCAGAGGTATACCATTCGTAAGCAGACTCTAGTGCAGAAGGTGAGAGGGCATCCTGTTCTGAATGAGGATCGTCAATGATAAGGAGGTCAGCACCCCTACCCGTGATGGCTCCGCCAACACCCGCCGCGAAATATTCTCCGCCATGGTTGGTTTCCCATCGTCCTGCTGATTTACTATCGGCTGATAGTCGAACCTTCTCAAAGATTTGTTTGTACTCATCAGTATCCATAAGGTTTCTAACCTTACGTCCAAAACGAGCAGATAATTCTGCCGTATGGGTAGTTTGCATTATTTTCATGTCAGGATGCAAGCCCATCATCCAGCTAGGAAAGAACACAGATGCGAACTCTGATTTGGTATGACGCGGTGGCATGTTAACGATAAGGCGTTTAGTCTTACCCATAGCCACGTTCTCTAGCTTCTTAGCGAAGAGCTTGTGATGTTCGCCCTCGATGAAGCCATCCCATACATGCTTAACGTATTCAATGAAGTCAGTGTTAGCTTTGTTGCTAACCTCCATTTGCTTTAGGCGACTTTGAATCATAACGATCTCTTTTAAAGTATCGTCAGGTACGTGCTCTAGTTTATTTTTTTTATTGGGCATTTGAAAATGTTTTTTTTCATTTGTAATATGGTACCCCATTATGGTACCTAATTAAAGCAAGG